TACATATACACAAGCGACTTTAGCAGGAACTGGTGGGGCAATTCCTGTTAACACAAGTCTTTTGGATTTAGTTGTGGGTGATGAAATATGTGTTTATTTTTATCAAAATACAGGCGCAAGTAAAAATTTACATTCTTCTTATATGAGATTTGAAGGAGAAAGACTAATAGGAGCAGAATAATGAGCAGTATTTTAAAAGTAGACCAGCTTAAAGATTCAGGAGGCAATGCAATTATTACTTCTGATGGTAGTGGTAACATTACTACTGGAACAGGTATGGGTAAAGTTTTACAAGTAGTTCAAGGAACAACTACTACTGAAGTTACAGTTACAGGCATAACATTTACTGATACAACTTTAACTGCAAGTATCACACCTATTTCAACAAGTTCAAAAATACTTATTTTAACTTCACAGAGTTACTATGCAAGGAGAGCATCTTCTGCATATGCTTTATGTGGAGCTAGACTATTAAGAGGAACGACTACTATTTGGAACCCAAATCCAGAAGATTCTTCTGGTAGTTATGGTCATGGTATTCACTTATTAGGTACAAGTACAACTACTAGTGCTTATGGTACTATAGATTTTAATTATTTAGATAGTCCATCAACTACAAGTGCAACAACATATAAAACTCAAATAAGAGCATACTCAACCACAGGAATTGTATCAGCACAAGAAAATGGGCCTAATCAAAATTCTGCAAGTTCAATAATATTAATAGAGATAAGTGGATAATGATTATAGACGCAATTTTAAAAATAAATCCTAATGCACAATGTTCTATAACAGGTAGCGATATTGATACTTGTGAAATATCTTGGAATGAAGGAACAACACCTATTTCTAAAGAAGATATTAAAGCTATGATACCAACTGTTGAACAAGAATTAAAAGACGCTGAACAAACAGCAATAGATAAAAAAGCCTCTGGTAAACAGAAGCTAAAAGATTTAGGATTGGACGACGCAGAAATTAACGCGTTGATAGGAGCATAATGGCGATAACAAGAATAGGAAACCCAGCAATCGCAGATCAAAGAGGCGTTAATTTTAGGAATATAATAATTAATGGCGGGATGGATTTAGCGCAACGTGGAACTTCAACAACAGGTTTACAAAATTCACCAGAATTTTTAATAGATAGATGGTCATATAGGAGAGCAGGAACTTTTACTTCTGCAACTTTTAGCATGGCACAATCTACAGATGTTCCAACTGGTCAAGGATTTACAAAATCAGCTAAGATAGATTGTACAGCAACAGAAAGTTCTTTACCAGCAGATGTTTTTGCAGCTTTTAATCAAGCAATAGAAGGTCAAATGTTACAGTATCTTAAAAAAGGAACATCAAACGCTGAAAGTTTAGCTTTATCTTTTTGGGTTAAATCAAATAAGACAGGAACTTATACTTTTGAACTTTTTGACCAAGATAACACAAGGTCAATTTCAAAATCTTATACAATTTCATCTGCTGATACTTGGGAAAAGAAAACAATCACATTCCCAGCTGATACAACTGGAACACTTGATAATGACAATGCCGCAAGTTTTCAACTATACTGGTATTTGTGTGCTGGAAGTAATTTTACATCAGGCACTTTAAATACATCTTGGACCTCTAGAGTAGATGCAAACAGAGCAGTAGGTCAAGTAAATTTAGCTGATAATACAAGTAATGAATGGTACATAACTGGAGTCCAGTTAGAGGCAGGCCAAGTTGCAAGCGACTTTGAGTTCTTGCCTGTTGATGTGAATTTACAGAGATGTCAAAGATATTATCAACTTATTGTTGGTGGTGCAGGTCAATCTTGGGGTCCTGCAGTTTATTATAATAGTAGCTCAGCATATAGTTCTAATATTTTAAAAACAGAAATGAGAGCAGTACCAACTTTAGACCAAGTAACAGGTAATGATATTCATTCTTTGTTTAGAAATAATGCTGCAGATAATTTTGATGGTATCGATAATATTGGTTCTAGGTCAACCACAAGATGTGTTGAATGGAATGTAATTACAAATCTTTCAGGAACAGGTGGTCAAGCAGGATTTGTTAGGTCAGGCAATAGTGCCACAACTGCTTTTATAGGATTTGATGCGGAGTTATAATTATGATTGATACAATAGAAAAAACATACGACATGATAGATAATACATTCTGTGGTTACAGAATAACTTATCAAAATTCTAATAGAGTTAAATTAGTACCACTAGACGAAGCAAACGCAGATTACCAAGCAATTCAAGAATGGGCCGCAATAGAAGGCAATAACATCATCGATCCAGGAGCGTAGACCATGTACTTCGGTGCAACGGCTTTCTCTGAAGCAGCCTTTGCTTCACAAGGCATTCCTCCATACGCATTTGTAGACGTCAATGGATCAAGAATTAATACTAGTACAGGAACGGTTGGAGTTACAGCTGATGCTAATTCAAATGTAACAGGAAACAGATTTAATCTCTCAACAGGAACCGTTAGTATTGCAGTTAATATAGATGTTCCAGTTACAGGTAATCGATTTAATTTAAACACAGGTACAGTTGGTATTACAGCTGATGCAAACGTTGGTGTTACAGGACAACGAGTTAATTTCACAGTTGGTAATGTAACTATTACTGCTGATGCAAATGTCAGTGTTGATGGCAATCAAATTAGTATTACAACCGGTAACCCAACTATTGTTGCAAATGCATTAGTTGCTCTTACAGGATCAAGAGTTAATTTATCAATTGGTAATGCTGAGAGTAAAGTTAACATCACAGTTCCTGTTACTGGAAACAGAGCAAATGTATCTCTTGGTAATGTAACAACTACTGCAGCGGCAGTTGTTTTACCAAATGGATCACAAGCAAATATTGGTACAGGTGATGTCACCATTTCTGCTGATGCAAACTTCTCTGTTACTGGATCAAGAGCTAATTTAACAATTGGTAATGCAGTTGCAAAAGCAAATGCAGTGGTTAGTGTTACAGGAAAACAATCTAATCTTGCAACAGGAACAGTAACAATCACTGCTGCAGCAACCGCTTTACCTTCTGGTAATCAATTTAATATCGGCACATCTACTGTTAACATTAAGAAATGGGATAGTATACTACCAGGAGTAGATCAAACTTGGGCACCAGTTCAAACAAGTAGGGGCCCGTAATGTTATTTGGATCAACTTCATTTTCAGCAGCACCTTTTTCAAGTCCTTACATACAGGATTTCACTGTAGCGGTAACAGGAAACAGGTTAAATATATCAATAGGTAATACCAGTATTGCTTTACCTATAACAGTTCTTGTAACAGGTAATCAAATAAACCTTGCAACTGACACAGTAGATGTGGTAAACTGGGACCTGATAGTTCCAGGAGCAACGGGTAAATGGGTACCTATTGACCCGAACAATCCGTAGGAGAAATATATGGCATCAAGTACATCAACAGATTTAAAACTAGAACTTATAACCACAGGGGAAAAATCAGGAACCTGGGGCACAATTACAAATACAAACCTAAAAATTCTAGAACAAGCAGCTAGTGGTTATTTACCGCTTCCAGTAGGTTCAGCGGATGTTGCTTTATCTCTAGCTAATCATGCAACAGCAAATGGTAAAAATCTATACTACAAATTAACAGGGACACTAACCGCTAATAGAACAGTTACTATGCCGGCTTCTTCTGAAAGAGTATTTATTATAGAAGATGCAACTACAAGATCAAATTCTAATTACACATTAAATGTAAAAGTCGCTACAGAGTCAACAGGAGTGGTTGTTCCTGTAGGTGCTAAAATGGTTTTATACTCTAATGGAGCTAATATGTTTTCTGGTCCAATTACAAAAGGGTATTATACACCTTCAACTGCTTACACTGCAGTTAATGGTGACCAAGTTTTAATAGACACTTCTGGAAGTGGTATCGGTACTGCAGTTACAATTACCCTACCAGCATCTCCTGTAATAGGAAATGAAGTTACATTTATTGATAGCGGAAACAATCTTGCATCTAACAATTTAACGGTGGGAAGAAATGGATCAAATATAAATGGTGCAGGTTCTGATCTAATCGTTAGCACAAATGCTTCAGCTTTTACGTTAGTGTATGTTAATGCAACACTAGGCTGGGTATACAAAGATAAAATATAGGAGCTAAATTATGGCTCTTCTTGATTTTCAATTTGCTCCAGGAATTGATAAACAGAACACAACCGCAGGCGCTGAAAAACGTTGGGTAGATTGTGATAATGTTAGGTTTAGATATGGACTACCTGAAAAAGTTGGTGGTTGGTCGTCACTTGTTTCAGATACAATTACAGGTGTTGCAAGAAAAGAATTTGCTTTTGTTGATTTAGATGGTAACCGATATGTTGCTATTGGATCAGATAAGTTTTTATTACTGTATTTTGAAGGTCAACTATATGACATTACTCCATTAAAAGCTACATTATCATCTTCAACTATTGCAACAACCAACAACTCTAATATTTGTTCTATTACAACAACAAGTAATCATAATTTATATGCAGGTGATATTGTATTATTAGATAATGTAACTTTACCAGCAGGTACAGGTTATGCTAATTCAGATTTTGAAGACAAATTATTTCAAGTAACATCTATTACATCAGCAACCGTTTTTACAGTCACACAATCGAGTAACGCTACAGCAACTGTTTCAGCAGGTGGTAGTTTAGAAGTTAAACCCTACGAGCAAGTTGGACCGGCTGCACAGTCTTATGGTTACGGTTGGGGTGTATCAGAGTGGGGTGGAACAGTTACAGGTGCTGTTACTAATACTTTGAATGGTGCATTATTAGATGATGCAAATGGTACAGGTGGATCAGGAACAGCTATTACTTTAACATCAACAGCAGGATTTCCAACAACAGGTAGAATACAAGTTGGCACAGAATTAATTTCATACAGTGGTGTATCTAGTAATGACTTAACAGGTATTACAAGAGCAGTTGATGGATCAATAAGAGCAGCACACTCTGATGGTGCTACAGTTACTAATGCTGCAGACTTTGTTGATTGGGGTGAAGCAGCTCCTGCATCAGAAGTATCTCTTGAACCAGGTCTATGGTCATTGAGTAATTTTGGTCAGGTATTGATTGCAACGATTGCAAACGGTAAAACATTTACATGGAACGCAGGAGCTACGGATGCCTTAACAATAAGAGCGTCTACATCTACTGCAGGTTTTTCTACGTCATCTAATCCAACTGCAACAAGAGTTACATTAGTGTCACCTACAACTAGGCACTTAATTCATCTAGGAACTGAAACAACTATTGGTACACCATCAACTCAAGATGATATGTTTATAAGATTTTCGGATCAAGAAAATATAAACTCATACACACCAACAGCAACTAATACTGCTGGATCACAAAGATTACAGGACGGAACTCGAATTGTAGGTTCTTTAAAAGCAAAAGAAACAATTCTTGTTTGGACAGATAATGCCTTATATGCAATGAAGTTTATTGGTGCACCTTTTACATTCGGCTTTGAACAGGTAGGTACTAACTGTGGATTGATTGGTAAAAATGCAGCTGTTGAAATAGATGGTATTGCTTATTGGATGTCTTCAAATGGTTTTTTTGCATTTGATGGTACTGTTAGATCTCTACCATGTACTGTTGAAGACTATGTCTATGATCAAGCCGATACGACAAAAGGTCAACAAGTATATGCAGGTATCAATAATTTATTCACAGAAGTAATTTGGTATTACCCATCTACAAACTCAGATTACAATGATCAATATGTTGTATTTAACTACGGAGAAAGCGGTAAAATACCTGGAGGCGTTTGGTACATAGGAACAGAGGCTAGAACAACTTGGATTGATTCAACAGTATACCCTAACCCTATTGCAACTAAATTTAATGAAA